GATTTTTGTTCGCTTGTCTTTGCGATCTTCTTTAAAACCCTCCTTATTACTAATTACTTGTAATTCCAACTGTTTAAGTTGTTTATCAAGTTCAAACTGATAAGACATAATATCTTTTTTCAACTCAGCCTCACGTTCCATCTTAGCAATATCACCTTGATTCTCAAGAGTTATTAGCTGACCCTTAGTACTAGCAATAGCTTGTTCCTTCTGAACATTAGCAGCGGCAGCAGCTTCAGCAGCTTGAGCATTAGATTGTGATTGAGCTTGTATGTTTTCCATTTGCATACGTCTATCAGCTTCTTGCTTTCTACGCTTTCTAAGCTTTAGCAATTGGTTGGCTAGCTTTATATTGTTAATATCTCTAATATCAATAACATCTTCTAATGATATTTGATCTCGTTGTAGAGCTATTTGAATATTGTTTTCTAGCTTTTGCTTATCCTCCTCGTCTGGAGCTAAATTGATATAGATACCAAAATCATGTAAGTGCAAGTCTTTTAATTCATCTAGCGTAGCTACGTTAAACTTACCTAAAGAGTTAATAAAAGAGTTTCTGGTATTAGCATACTCTAAAGCATCAGATAGTCTTAGGCAAACAACCTCGGCCATTTTAGAGGTAAGATACAGGCTTCCTTGAAGTATGTGTCTTGTTGCTGTGTTTGAGTTTGCAGCAGCTATTTTCTGTAAACCAACTAAAGCGTTTTTGTCTGGTGTGCTACCATCTCTTGCTTCGTTAAGACCAGTTACGTCACGCATCATTTGTAAGTAATAGTTATACAAACCAATAAGGCTTTGTATTTTACTACCACCAGATCCAGTGCGAAGCTCTTGTATTGGTACACGACCTGGATTCATGTCTCCATCCGACGTCATTGATCTACCAATAACACTACCAGTTTGGAAATACATGTTTAGTGCCTCTTGGGGGCTGTAGTTAGTTCCATTACCAAGATCTATTTCAGCTAAACCGTCTGCGTCCATGTAAATACCATCTGGAACAACACGAGAAGATACCTGTTGTAATTTCAAGTGTGTAAGCTGTATCATGTCAGCAAAGCTTGTCATACGAGAAACGAGGGACTCAGGTACGCCTCTGTAAACTCTAGGGGCTACCATAGCGTAGCTCATGTTTACGCGAGTAATATCTGACTTTGGTCTTGTCATGTTTTCTGCGTACTTCCACTTAAGCAATTTATCGTGGCCTATAACTTTTGCTCCTTCGTAAAGAACTTCTATAGATCGCTGTACTTTTTCAAACATTGACCTTTGATCTTTTGGTGGATCAAACTCATCTGTTTTCTCAATAGCTTTTTGTGCACCACTAGCTGTTTGTTTTATCTTGTATGTTTGATTTCTGTATGTTTTATACTCAAAAAACAAAACCTCAACGAAGTTATCTTCATCTCTACCTTTAGATGAATACGATCTATACATTGAGTTTGAGTAGTGCATGTCCTCTATTTCTTTTACTTGCTCGTCAGTCAACTGAGGAAAGAACTTTTTAAGTTCCATAATAGATATTCTACGAACCTCTCCAACGTAGTACAAGTCTTCAAAATATGGAGAATCAGTTGATGAATAAACAATATCAGCTGGGTCAACATAATCTATCTTAATACCTTCAGCTGTATTGAACGTGCTTTTAACACATGCCATACCGATAGTAGCAATATCATAATCAAGTCTTTTCTTAACAAGATGATACTTGTTTATTTCAAAAACATTGTTAATTGCTTCTTCTTCTGCAATCTCAATAGAAGGTTTGTAATCAAGCTGCATGTGGACAGAAAGCTCTTCTGTTGTTTCAGGTAGCTTGTCAGGGTCTGTCTTAAACATGTTAAAACCAGTGGTCGTGTTAATCTCGTTTAACAGCTGCCGGTTGTTCATGTCTCGCATGACATTATTTATGTAGTCTGTTCTTCTTTTAGTAGACTCTTCATCTTGGCTAAAAGCAGAGATACTATAAGTTCTTTCTTGTATACCGTTTACTACAATATCAACAAACTTAGGTATAATTGGCACTGGAGTCCAGTCTAGGTTCAAGTAAGACAGATCTCCGTTTATGGATAACTCGTCTTTATACTTTTGTATAGACTGCTCACCACGAGCATATAGTCTTAACCTATGAAAATTATCCTTCGAAGCGTAATACTTAGTGGATCCATTATCTTTTTTAAACCATTCTGATTCTATCGCTCTTGCAACTTGCAAGCCGTAACCATAGCTAGACTTTTCCGCATCAGGAACTGTATGACTTGGGAATATGCCTTTTGGTTGAGTTTGATTCATTATTCTATTATTTTTGAACTATAACCTGTATTGTCGTATCTTTTTAAACCTATATTAATAGATATATTTTTTTTATCTGGTACTGGTTTGTACATATTTCTATTACAACCCATTATTGCTAAACCTGAACTGATTGTAGCATCAAACAAAGTTCTTTTGTTTATATCAAACCTAGCCCACTCATTGAGTGTTTTGTTGAAGTACATATCACCCATGGTTGTCTGCTTTTCTCCTACATACTGATCTATATAAGATTCAATAGCAGCAGCGTGAGCCTGCTTAATGTCTTCACTAGAGTTTGGTATACCACCAATTTCCTTTTCCGTTACTGAAAGTTTATTCCAAACTTTGTCTGGTCTTGTCATTGAGAAACCTCTATACCCCCTTCGTTTTAAGTAGTATAGAAGTCTTGGTTTATTGTTCTCTGCTAGTATTGGCATACCGTAAAATACTAATGCCATTAGCACATCTTCAAAAAATATTTCTGCGGTTTGTGGTCTAGCTATATACTCTAAAAAGAAGTGTTCCGGTGGAACATCTTCCATTGAAAATTTTGTTTTACCGTGCAGTGAACCCTTTGATCCCCTTTTGTCAACGGTTCCTGATATATCGTAAGGGTCACACCCGAAACACCCAATGTGTTCATTACCTGGGCACTTAACCCCATTCTTAGTTATTACATTGTTTTGTAAATTTCTACTTGGAATCCAGGTAATATTAAATCTACCGTTTTGATCTGGTATAAATTCAACACTAGTATCTTTTACACCATCTCGCCACTGAAACCTACCTTTTGTTATCAAAGTTGATTTATAGGGATCTCCGTTAAAATCAATTTGAGCATATATTTTACTTAAGTTAAATAAACTGTTTTTAGCCTCATCTCTGAACGCATGATCCTCTGTACGGGGAAACTGCCTATAAAATTCATTTAACGCGTCCTGGTCGTCCTTAAGTGCGTCTGCTTCGTTATTCCAGTAATCTATTATACCCATTGTAATACGATCACCGTAATTTGACATTATTGGCTCGTCTGGTGTTTCAAAAACCGGTATACCATACTTGTCCATAAATCCTTCGTAGTTCCATTCCATTGGAATAAAGAAACTATATAAACCAGACTTAGTTTGGCCGTTGGCATTTCGTTTTGTTACATCTGAATCGTAGTAAAGCTTTCTAAAGTTCTCACCCCCTTTATCCAAAGAGTTTGATGTACTTCCCATCATACACTTACCAACCACTCTACTACCAAGTCGTAAACAGGTTTTTGTTACCCTCCAGTTATTTAAAATATTCTCAGGCCTCTCCCACTTACCAGATTCATCATGAACTAACAACGCGAGCTTTTCACCATCATAAGAGTTGTCCGCTGTGTTTTTCCAGTCTATCGTTGTGTCAAGACCTTCTAGTTCTTCATCTTCAGCCTTTGCCTCTATCTTTCTTCTAGTTAGTTTAGATGCAGGTACTCTATACGACAGTTCAGTTTTTGGTCGATCCATACCATCCTGTATAGGTTTGAAGAAGAAAGGATAATTGGTCGACATAGGTACAACCTTGTCGGTAAAGAGTTTTTTGGCATCTGGCCCTGTTTTAGATAATATTCCAAATCTTTTATCACTTGATATGGTCGCCATGTTAACCGTTTCCGAAGCAGACATAAAAGAAAACCCAGAACGTCTGTTCTTTAAGTAGCACATGCCATAAGATCTTTTATCAGCTTTGCAGGCTTCCCAGAATATATAAAATAACCTGTTGGATTCTCTAAACTCTGCATCCCCTACATCAATCTTAGTCCACTGTAAGTACATGTAGTGAGAGCCTGTTATATAAGTATCTACACCATTGTTTTTAAACCAAAACCCACTTTCACGTTTTTCAAACTCTTGATCAATGTAATCTACAAATTTGTTTTTAAACTCTTGCGGATAATCTTTCCAATCAAATATAGTTTTGATTTTATCAAACTCTTTCGGCTTATATAATCTTTCCCAATACTGCTCTTCTTTTTTATTAGATCTAGTGTGTACTTTACTTGGTTTTTTAGGTAATGCTATTTTAAGGTTTTGTATTTCATATATGTCACCTATCTGCCCAGTTGTACTTATAACGACTATATCTTCTTCTTCATTGTAACCATACTCCCAACGCTTTGCTTTGTTGTACCTATGCAACTTATTTTGGTTAACTGGCTCAATGACTCTATATAAGGTTTGCTCGTACATTACTTTTTAGATCTCCTTTCAGCAAAGCCTTTAAACGTCTTATCTTCTTTTACCTCTTCTTTTTGCTTGCCATCAAGGTTAGCGTCCTCTTCTTCAATGCGCTGAAGTATTTCAAAAGCATCGAATATAGCTAGCTTCTTTGTCGCCGCCGCATTTTTAAGTCTATCTGCAGAAATAACTTCGTCTGTATCTACAATAGCTTCTTGCGCAACTTTAATTAACTCTTGAACTGCTATTTGCCCAGCTTGGATTATATTCTTCCTGGTCTCCCGTGTATTCATATTTAACTGAAATATCATTAGTCTTAGCTCTGTACACTCTTTCACCATTAATAATAAACTCAAACTGGCTAAACTTACCAATGCCAACCAAGTCTCCGGCTTTAACTCCAAGTTCATTTAGCTGCCTGTTGTCATATAATAAAAAACCAATTAATTCGTTTTCACTTGAAGCAGCAAACTTGTCTTTGTTTTTTATTGGCTTAACAAAGCAGTAACCAGGTAATGCTTGCCAAGATTCATCTTTTTTATAAGCATAAACCTGATCAGGCGTACAAGAATATTTATCATCAGATATATAACTAGAGCTATTTTTTTCTATTCCTCTGACATCATGCCAACGTCTAAATACATTATGGTGTATTAAAACTTTATCTCCCGGATTTACAGGGGTGGGAGTAGCTATTGGCGTTGAAAGGACTGTAGCCTCTCTATTTACAAACTGATGATTAAATATTTCTGTATTAACTATTAGTTCTTTATCACCGACTTTAACCTCATTGTTGTATCGAGATTTTACCGGTGAAACAATATAATCAAATATTGAGTGCATTAATATTCTAAGTTATACTCTACAGCAATACCCATGTTTTTATTAAAATCTTTCCAAGGCTTTATATCTTCCCCTTCTTTTATAAAAACACAGAACTTGTCGTACTCTTCTACGATGTCGCAAATAATATGTCCCCCGTAAACTTCTTGCCCAACAGAATAATGCATCGCATTATCTTTATATTCTTTACCTATACTTATCTTACGTATTAGTTTCATTTTCCACTTCTTTAATTGATCCGTCGTTGATGTTGATACTTACATCACCATACTTTTCTCTAAGATCATCTTGAAGTGTTTTAAACTCATGCTCTAACGTTACAAAGTGGTGCTGCATTGAATGCTTTTGAATTTCCATTTCACCAATTCGTTTTTTAACGTCATTAATTTCACTTAATTTAGATTGTAATGAAGTAAGTTCTCCTTCGTTAATTTTTCTTTCTACTTTTTTCATTTGATTTAATTTAATT